CTGAAGACTTATGGTGTTGAAATATTTTATTTACCTAGAAAGTTTGCAACTGAGAAATCTGTAATTAGAGAAGTTGTTCAATCTAAATTTGATTTAGCCTTACCATTAGAAGCATATGTAGATAACTACGATCAATATTCTGGTGCGGGAAATATTCTATCAAAATTTGGTATTCAATCTCAAGATGAAGTTAGGTTAGTTATATCAAGAGAAAGATTTGAAACTTATATTACACCTCTAATAGAAGATCAAGCTAATATTAAACTATCTACTAGACCCAAATCAGGTGACTTAATATGGTTCCCACTTGATGATCGTGTTTACGAAATCAAAGATATTGAGTATGCAAAACCATATTATCAACTCCAAGATTTATATACTTATGAACTTACTTGTGAACTCTTCCGTTACGAAGATGAGGTCATTGATACTGGAATTGATGATATTGATGATAACCTAGTTGGAGACGATCCTGATGGTACTACAGACGATGGTATCAATACTATACAAGGAACCACCACAACTCTTACAATGGTTGGAACTGCTGCTCAAGCAACTGCTGCAACTGGAATAGTAAATGGTGGTATTCAATGGATTCATATACAGAATAGAGGTGGTGGATACATTTATGCACCTTCTATTGGAATTGGATCTGCACCTGCTGGAGGATTAACTGGTATAGCAACAGCACACATGCTTGGTGGAATTGTTGTATGTACAGATAGTGCTAATCCTAAAGCACAAGTTGTTCAAGATGTTCGTCTAATCAATCCAGGCTATGGATATACTTCTGGACCAGGTATTACATTTACTGGTGGTGGAGATGGTGTTTGTGTATCTGCTGCTGCTACTGCTAGAGCAGAGAATGGAACAATTGGTATAATTACAATGACCTCTGGTGGTTCTGGATATACCACATCACCAACCATTACGTTTACTGGAGTATCAACAGTTAGTGCAGCTGCTACAGCAGTTGTAAGTGCTGCAGGATCAATTTCTGCTATTCATATCACTAACTCTGGTGCTGGTTATACTGTTGCACCTACAATTAGTATTGCTGCTCCAGGTACTTCAAGTACTGGTAACTTTAGTTTCAATGAATTAGTTACTGGAGGAACTAGCGGTACTACTGCACGGGTAAGAACATGGGATGGTAACACTAATATCCTTGAACTTGCTTCGGTTGATGGAACATTTACTCTTGGAGAAACCCTAACAGGTTCAGTATCAGGTGCTACTCGTGACATAAGAATTATAGATACTGTACCAGATAATGAAGAATATGCGGATAATTTCAATATTGAAACTGCTGCAGACGAGATTTTGGACTTCTCTGAACAGAATCCATTTGGACAACCCTAAATAATATATCAGGTCTATCACTATGTTTGAATATTTTTATAACGAGATCTTCAGAAAAACAATCATTGCTTTCGGAACCCTTTTTAATGGGATGGAAATAAAGCAAGAAGGTTCTGTGACTAGAGTTCCTTTGGCTTATGGGCCAATGCAAAAATTTCTTGCAAGGATTGAGCAATCTCCAGATCTTAACAAACCAACGGCAATTACCTTGCCAAGAATGTCTTTTGAATTTACAGGACTTACTTATGATTCATCAAGAAAGGTAACTACTACTCAGCAGTTTACTGTTAAAGATCCTACTGACGGTAAGATAGTTAAGAAAGCATATATGCCCGTTCCTTATAGTATGCAATTTGAACTTAGCATCATGTGTAAGTTAAATGATGATGCTCTTCAGATTGTAGAACAAATACTTCCATATTTTCAACCAGCATATAATTTATCAGTTAAACTTGTAGAGACTATTAAAGAAAAAAGAGATATTCCTATAATATTAGAAAGTGTGACAATGGATGATCAGTATGAAGGTGATTTCACTACTCGTAGAGTTTTGCTTTATACTTTAAGATTTAGTGCTAAGACATACCTCTTTGGTCCTGTTTCTACTGCTACATCAGATATCATTAAGAAAACATCTGTTCGTTATCTTGCTGGTGGTGCGAAGAGCACTGATAGAGATGTTACTTACTCTGTTACACCAAGAGCGATTAAGAGTTATAAAGGAGAAGTTATTAGTAACTTAGCTTCTGATATTGATTTAACTCAAACAAGTATTAACCTTACATCTGGCGGTGGAAGTTCTGTGGTTCTTAAGAAGTATATTGTCATTGATAGTGAAGAAATGCTTGTAACTGCAAAGAGTGGTGATACCATTACTGTAGAAAGAGGATCTGATAATACTACTGCTGCATCTCATTTAACAGGAGCAGAAATTAAGAGTATTGATTATGGTACTGCAGCATCTGGTCTTGGTGAAGATAGTGATCTAATTGAATTTGGTGATGACTTTGGATTTGATGGTTCTTATGAATCGGGTGTAGGTTGATGAAAATGACTAATTTAAATGATACTTTTAATATAACACCAACTGAAGTTGAAGTAGATCAGACTGAAGTTAAAGAACCTGTTGGAATACAAAAACCTGATAGGTTAACTAAAGGTGATATTGAAAAGGACTATGAGTATACTCGTGGTAATCTTTACAGTATTATAGAGAAGGGTCAGGAAGCAATTAATGGTATTCTTGAACTTGCACAGGATAGTGAGATGCCAAGGGCATATGAGGTCGCAGGGCAGTTGATTAAGAGTGTCTCTGATGCCACTGATAAACTGATGGATCTTCAGAAGAAATTAAAGGATGTAAATGAAGAGTCTGTTGCTAAAGGCCCTACTAATGTTACTAATGCTTTATTTGTAGGATCTACTTCAGATCTTTCAAAATTAATTAAAGCTCAAAGTGACTCTAAAGATAAGAAATAAATATAATTATAATGGAGAGTCTATAAGTGCCACTCAAGAAACCATCAGATTTTTTTAAGAAGGAAGAAACTTCTCTTGATTCTATCAAGGGGGAGATGGATGTTTCTAGCCCAGATAAAATTGAGAGAGTTTCAGAAGCGTTTACTGCATTCAGATCAAATTTAAACCATATACAATCACTAACAGATTTTTCAGATACTTTTGATGGATTTAAAGATAATGTAGATAAGGTAGATAAGTTAACTGAAGAAATTGTAAATGTAAAACAGGATATTCAAAATCTAATTAAGAAAGAAGAATTGGATGATGCTATGATGGCACATCTATATTTTGTAGAAGAATCTATAACTAAGATTGAAAAGAAAGCAACTACTATTAATAAGGAAGCAGTTTCTAATATAAACAAAGAAGTTTCTGATTTATCAAAGTTAGTAAATAATTTCTTAAAGGTAGATGCACCACAATATAAAAAATTAGTTACTGAATCTGAGACAAGAGTTGATCAAAGATTCTCAAATTTTAAAGATAATGTAAATTCAAAAGTTCAAGATTTCAATGAAGAAGTTTCTTCCAATATTGCTTCTATTGCTCAGAGTGTAGAAGGTATTAATGAGGATCAACTTTCTTCAATAAAGGATGAAGTTAAAGTTGTTGATGGTAGAATAGATTCTATATTAGAAAAAGATCTTCCAGAATATAAGAAGTTCTTTGCAGAAACTGAAATAAGAACAGATAAAAAAATCAAAGACGCAGAGAGTGTATTTGATG